GGAAGGACCCATCCGCCGGCATGGGGGGGGCGTTCACCCCCTGGTTCACCGCGCCGACGGCCTGCGCCGGCTCGGCCCCCTGGGGAGATGGGGCCGGCGCGGCGTGCAGACGCCGCCACTCGGTCAGCACGTCCTGTCTCAGCCGCTGCCCGGCATCCAGGCCGCGGCGCTTGTCCACGCCATCGAGGTACTCGGCGCGCTCGGGTCGCGTAGGCAACGCGCAGACGAAGCGCACCTCACAGGCATGGCGATGGGCCTCGGTGTAGTCGAAGCCGCGTGGGTCGTTGCCCCGGCGAATGTCGTCAAGCACAGTCGCCCCCTTCCGTATCGCCGCAGTCATCCACCAGGGCCACGCCTGGCAACGGCGCGTCCTGGTCGTCGTGCCCGCCATCGGCCCGGGCGATCTCGCCCACGCACTGCTCGCAGCGCGCCCAGAGCATCAGCCCGCACACCGGGCATACATCCGGGCCGCTCATGCCAGCACCACCTGGCCAGGCAGGGCCACACCCTGGCGCTGCTGCATGCGCAAGATCCGCTCATTGCGCACCAGCACCATCTGCTCGGCCTGGCGCAGCTTGCCCAGCGGCATACCGGCCGCCGCGTCGGCCCAAGCCACAGCCAGGGCGCGCAGGTCTGCCAGCTCGGCGGCGTAGAGCGTGGCGGTGCCGCGGGCGGCCCGGCGCTCCAGCACGCCGGTCAGCACCGTCATCAGGCGCAGCACCTCGTCACGGCCCTGCAGCTGGCCCAGCGTGGCCAGGGCGTCGAGCATGCTCACCACATCCGCCAGCGCGCCCCAATCAGCAGCCTGGGCCTTGCCCTGGGCCACAGCCTCCACGGCGGCGATGCCCTGCTGGGCCATCCGCAGCGCCTCATCCACCGTGGCGATCCGCAGCCCGGCCATCACCTGGGCGTGCATGGTGGGCACAGCTTGGCGGTAGGTGCGCCCGGCCATCTTGTGGTTGCGCTTGCGGCTCATGCCAAATCTCCCTGTGCAGCAGCAGGCCGGCGGTGCCGATCCCAGCGCACGATCGCTTTCAGGCCACTGCAGCCCAGCCGCGAGTACGCGCGCATGCAGTAGGTCTCCACGGTCTTGACCGACAGCCCCAGCTCGCGTGCCACCAGCTTGTGTGCGCCTTGCTCGGCAAACGCATCCAGACACGCCGCCTCGGCAGCGGTCACGCCCCAGGGGTTCGGCACCTCGGGCCAGTCGCGGTGGGCGGTCATGCCTTCTTGCCCATGCCAGGCACCGGCGTGGGGGCGGGTGCGGGGGTGGTTCTCAATCCCATGATGTCCCTCGTGTTGAGGATGACCCCCGCAGATGCGGGGTACATGCTGCGCATATGTCACGCAGCAGCCTGTTGCGCACCTTCAGATGCAGTGGGCTGGGTCGATACAGCCACTGCAGGGATCAACTGGCGCTCAAGCTCTGCGAGCTTCAGAACATCGTCTGCCCCCGTCGCCGTGAGACCGCTCTCCCACCGCGACAGTCGAGGCTGAGGAATTCCGGTGCGGCGCGAGATTTCGGACTGGCTTAGGCCAGCCCGGCGAAGACGCTTGATCAACTCTGAGGTAGGGCTCATGCAATCAGTTTATGCGATATCGCATAGAGCGTCTATGCCCCTTCGCATTATGCGAACGTGCATAGTTCGGGGTATGGAGCCCCATGAGCTGATTGACCGGCTGGTGAAGCGCGCCGGTGGCACTTACAAGGTGGCTGGCGCGATGGGTGCGCGCACGTTTCAGGGCACGCTGCACAAGATCTGCAGCGGCTTCGTGAAGAGCCCGAAACGCGACTCCGCGCAGAAGATCGCGGACTTCTTCAAGATTCCCGTCGAGGCCCTCTACGACGCTGAGACGGCAACTGAGGTCTGGCAGTCAATCAAGGATGCAGCGCCAGGCCCGGCTGTCATGGCATCCCCCCTGCCTGTTCTTTCGGCGAAGGAAGAGGCGGCTGCGCCGCTCGACCTTTCATGGCCGTTCCGGACGATCAGCCGGAGCGATCTGGCAGGGTTAGCACCCCACATGTTGGCAGATCTAGAAGAGCTGATGCGCGTCCACATTGCGCAGATGCTGCGCGCTACAGCAGCCCAAACTGCCCGCGTCGCAAACGGCCACTGACCCCCGACACGCACCCCGCGGGGCGAGTTTTGCACGTTGATTTCCGTCAACGACACCCCCAAAAGGCGGAGAACACCCATTCCGGGGGGTGTGAGGTCGAGAGCATCGATGGAAGCTGGGTCATCTGGGACCAGCATCAACACCGCACGTGAGCCGTCCGTGTGCAGTCCGTCTATCCAACACATGCCTAGAACCACGCCCTCCTGGATCGCACCGCTTTGCTTCGCGGTGTGCCTGCTCTGCGCGCCAGCCAGCCAGGCCCAACCCGTCGAGCTGAAGGTTTTCGGCTTGCCACTGGGCGGCAAGCCCGCGCCAGAGATCGACATCTGCCCGGCCGACGAAACGACGTCTGACGTCGCATGCTGGATCGGCGCTGCCCAGATCGCAGAAGACACGTCGCTCTTCGGGCGCCTGTTCATGCCGGACGGTGGCAAGCTGCCGCTGTGGGCCCGCAACGGCGAGTTCGCCGTCGTGAGGGGCATTGAGATATCCCAGGCCATTGAGTGAGAAAAATGGCCCGGAAGAACCCGGAAGAGGCTGGAAGATCGCGGCCCCAGGGAAAACGGCTTGCAAAGAGTGAAAACGGCAACCGCTTGCCGATTTGCCCCCCATGAAGCCCGAGATCACCCCCTCGAAGCGTCGATCAGGTCCAGCGTGAAAGGCAGCAGGATGGACATGGCGGGCCGGTACAGTGGGTGCGAGGGATGTCCCGAGCGGGTCACTCCCAAGCAGAACGGATGCCGACCCGCGCCGCGGATGACGGGCAGCACCTCACCCGGGCGCGGCGACTCTCCAGCACTGGCGCCCCAGGCCACGCAGACGCGGTCAGACGCCTCCACAGCGGCCTGGATGTGCTGATCGTTGTCCGGGCCTACCGGCCAGGCATGGCGCCTCAGATCGGCGGGATCGGTGGCCCGCCAAGCGTAGAGGTTTACCACCTCGATCGCGCCGAACACATGGGACCGACCGAATCCGATGCATCGGCGTATGGTGGGGTCATCGATGTCCGCATCGGCCGTGCTCGGGTTGAGCATCACGAACAGCAGCGTCGGGCCATCGGACCAGCGCCGGCCCAGGCGGTAGCGGAACCGACCGCATTCGCTGATGGTGGCCTTCTTGTCCATGAGGTCAGAACAAGGCACGCCAGAGCGCCCGTCCCAGGGCGGACGTGAATGGGCATTCCCGCATGTGGCGGCGCAGCGCGGTGCGTCGATCGTTCGGATGTAGCACGCTCAGCCTTTCTGCGCGTCCAGCGCCGCCCGCACGAAGCAATCCTTCGCCTCCAGCAGCTTGCGCATGCCGGCGCTCTTCTCGGGGCCATCGGGGAGCATGGCTTCGAGCTGCTCGGCCAGCTCGCCAATCGGCTTGCTCACCGTCTGCAGATGTGCAGGCAGATGGGTATAGCCGAAATACTTGATGACAGTGCTCGGCATGGCAGGCCGATCAGCCTGCCGGCGTGAAATCGACGTAATACTCCTTGCCGATATCGAACTGATTGCCGACTTCAGGCGGAACCACGCTGAGACTGATTTCGCCACCCGGTGTGGCGGCATAAAACGCGCGGTTTTCTTCACTTCCTGACGTCACAGGATTGAGCTTGATGGTTTGCATCTCGCCCGAGCCATTCCAGTTCGATTGGCGGGTAATTGACAGGACCTTGAACTTGGCACGAATCGGCATATCGAATCTCCAGAATATCGGCTATTGAGGCCATGACGGGGAGGGAAAATTCGATGTTGCACAGGAAATCAGGGCCCTGGCAGGGGAACCAGTTCACTTCACCCGCCCTCATCCGCCCCGGGCTCGCGCATCCAGAAGCCGCAGCCCGTCCCAGGGTCGGCCACCAGGTGGTGATTGCGTGGAATCTCGCACCAGACGTAGCGACGGCCTTCCAGATGGCCGAAATAGGCGCACGTGAAGCAGTTGCCCCGGCCCTCGTAACGGAAGCTCATCGGCGGCGCAGCCACTGGTGCAGGTGCAGGCTCGGGGCATGGCAAGGTCTTCATGCGCCGAGTCTGCACAGGGTGCCGGCTCATGGCGTGAGCCTGATGCGCAAAGCAAACAGGCCGGCAAATGCCGGCCTGTTGTTCATTCGGGGGTATCCAGCCCGGGTAAATCGAGCTGATTGAGCGCCGCCGCGCGTTTTCGCATCACCGCGCAGATATACCTGATCTGCCGCTCCGTCAAACCGAACTCGGTCGCCAGCTGCCAGGTGTTCTGTCCGTTGAATCGCTCCCAGATCCTCAGGTCGCGCTTGTCCAGGGCCAGCTCGGTGTCCTTGGGCATATAGAACTCGTTGCCGCCGTACTCCTGGCACAGGGTATGGGCAATCTCGCGCATGATGAACCGGGCGCGGTCGGCATCCATGCCGGCATCCTCGGTCAGCCGCATCGTGCCGATATCGGCCAGGCGCTGCACGATCTCGCTCGTGCGGGGTTTTCCGCGCCTCACGGCTGCACCTGCAGGGCCTGGTCGGCCGGCTGCTTGTCGCCGCGCTTGATCCAGCGCTTGAGGCTCTCCACGACCAGGTCCTGCTGCGCGCCGTTGAGCCACTCGATGCGCTCCACGCCGGTCTGGCGCTGCACCCAGGCGGTGATCGCGGCCATCTTGCGCTCGCGCACCAGGCCGGCGTCTGCGGCCTGCATCCACAGGCTCCACAGCTTGCGTTCCAGGGCCGTGAGCGGGCGGCGCACCGGCCGGGCCGCGGGCGCTGCAGCGGGCTTCCCAGCCTGGCTGTCTGCGCGCCCCTTGGCGGCCAGCATGTGCTCGATCAGCCGCTGCCGGCCGGTGATGTCCAGCTGCGCCGACGAGCGCACGCCCTGGCACACCGTGGCCATCACGTCGCGGTACAGGTCTTCGTCCCAGCCCAGCTCGGCCTTGAGCATGTGGATGCGCGCCAGGTCGCTCTTGCGGGCCTGCGCATTCACGACGGGGCGGCGGCTGGGTGCTGCGGCGGCGGTCTTGGCGGGGGCTGACACGGGTACTGCTCCTGAAACGAAAGGAGCCGGGTGTCACACACACCCGGCGGAAGTGGTCATCGCGGTCGTCGGCTGCTCTCTCAGCCTCCCAGATCGGCCAGGTTCGCCGGCCTGGTGGGTCCCGATGACAGCGGCGGTTCTTTTGAGCCCACCCACCGCTGATGGCTGCCGGGCTACGCGCCCCCAGGGCCCGGCTGCGCGTGGTTCATCAGGCCTGGTACCAGCCGCGCACGGGGTCGCGGTACTCCAGGGGCTCGGCCAGGCCGCCGGGCTGGGCGATGGCCAGGCGGAAGTTCGCCTTGCGCCCGGGCGTGTGGTCGGCCAGGCACAGCGTGTCGATCGCATCGCGGCAGCGCGCCATGTCGTTCAGGCCGACCTTGGCCAGCGTCTTCCAGGCGCCGGAGTTGTTCATCTGGACCAGGATCTCGGGCGTCGCGTTGATGCGCGGGGCGGGGGTGGTCGAGGTGTTCATCTGGATTCCCCTCACGCCGACGCCAGATCCAGCGCGATCTGGCGGTATTCGTCCGTCTGGCCCACGCGCTCGTACACCCGCACATAGCTGCTGGAGCCGACCACCTGCAGGCTGTCGCCGATGGCCTCCATCGCACGCGTCCAGCGCGGATCCTTGAACGGGTGGCGGCGCAGGCCCAGCACGCGCGCGGTGTTCACCTGGCCCTGCTGGTCGACGCGGAAGGCGTCCTGAATCAGCACCTTGATCTCGTCGCGGCCGTCCTCGGTCCAGTCGGTCAGGCACTCGTCGATCAGCGCCTTCGCAGCCTGCAACCGCCAGCCGCATCGGTACCCCCGCCGCCGCACCCCTGGATGACAGGCACAGCGGCAGTGCAAAGCAGCACAGACGCCGAAATCATCAGACGGATCAACACACGCATATCAAGGCTCCATGAAGTTGCGGGGGAAGAGACCGACGTTACGCGCGCACGGATCTGAATGCGCTCCACCGTTTGGGGGATGCGCAGCGAAACCACCTTCTGACTATTCGATATCGCATTGACACGTTCTATGCGTTGTCGCATAGTCCGCCTCACGCCACCCCACAGGCCCACCGGGCCAGGTCGGCGCAGAGGATCCGCAGTGGACAGCATCACGATCACGAAGGCAGCACTGGCCGCTGCACTCCTTGCCTGGGAACAGGCGCACCGTGCGGGCGAGACCCGCACCGCTGATGAAACGGCCGCACTACCCATCAACCAGGTGGTCAGCGAGTCGACCGACTACCTGTGGAGCCTGCTCCAGGGCGCCACGCCGGTGGAGGGTTGAGCTGTGCAGACGTCAGCAATCAGCGCCGAACAGCTCAAGCTGGCCCTCGTGGCGAGCCGCATCAACCGCCTGACCGGCAAGCGCACCCGCTGGGCTGCGATGTCGGCCACCACCCGTGTCTCGATGGGCTGTGCCCGCGGCGGGCGCCACTGGGTGCCGCCCCTGCCGGTGCCCTCGCTGCTCACGCCCATGGAGCGCGGCGACCTGTTCAAGGCCATCGAGCGCACCCGCCTGCACGCCGGCACTGCCGCCGTGCGCCGCACGTTCGGCGCCGGCATCCGCGCCCTGCGCGCGGAAAACGCCCACATCTGCATGGAGGGCTGAGCCGTGCAGACGTCCAGACACCACCGCCACCCCCGCACCCTGGCCTGCCAGGCCCTGCGCGCCATCACCGCCCTGCTGTGCCTGCTGGCCGGCGCCGTGGTGCTGAGCTGCATCACCGCCACCCCGGCCCGCGCGGCCGACAGCTGGACCGGCGCCGACAAGGGCCGCCACCTGGCCGCCGGCGCCCTGGTGGCCGGCAGCACCCTGCAGATCACCGGTGGCGACGCCCGCCTGGCCCTGGTAGCTGGCGGACCGCTTCCGCCCCGGCCATGTGCCCTCGTACCGCGATGCCGCCGTCACCCTGGCCGGCGCGCTCGTGGCCACCCAAACGCCCGGCTTGGTCATCACGCCGGTGTCCGTGTCCTACCGCATCACCTGGTGAACGCCATGACCACATCAGCCACCCACCCCAGCCACAGCGCCCCGAAGTGCACCGCGTGCGCACACGTTCGCCCCGACCGCCGCGGCCAGCCGGCGTTCTGCATGCACCCGGCAGCCCCGGTCGACCTGGTGACGGGCCAGGCGATCACTCTTTGCGAGCACATGCGCAACGACGATGAGATCGCATGGATCGACTTCAACCTCTGTACTTCCTGCGGCCCACAGGGTGCGCTATTTGCGCCCCGAGATGGCAGCGGCCACGGCCCGGATGGGGTTGGCCAGCTCGGCGACGCCGTCGGCCGTGTCCTGCCCCACGCAGGCGGCGATGAAGGCGCTCAGCAGCTCGGGATGAGCGGTGGAGTAGCCGACCCCGAACAGCCCATCGATCGCGAACCGGCCGTCCTTCAGGTAGCCAGCCACGGTGTTTGAAGCACCGCTCAGTGTGATCGTCGTTTCAGTCATGACCTCTCCTTGCCTGCCGGGCCACAGCGGCCCAAAGGCATCGTAGGTCGATACGGAGAACCTTGATGCAGACGTCCAGACACCTCTCTTGCGCAGGTCAACCGGCCCGCGTGATCCCCATGCACCGCGGCTTCGTGCCTCGCACCTATGCGCTCGACCTGGTGTGGGAGAGCGGCGCGCGCTTCGTCGGCCACATCCGCGCCCTGACCCGCGAGGAGGCCGAAGACCGCGCCAGTGCACGCATGGGCGAGACGGTCTACACGCTGGTGCGCAGCAGCACCCGGCCACTGCCGCTGAATGACCACAGCGAATTCAGCGACACGTTGCCGGTGCTGGCCGCATCCAGCGCCCTGGCCGAAATGGCCAATGCCCTGCGCCGCAGCGAGGCGATGGCCGATGACCTGCCCGGTGACCCACCCGCGCCGACCGCCACGCAGCCGCGCCGCACGCACACCGCCAGCCATCTGATGAACGAGATGCGCGTACCGCTGCGCCGGCGCGACCTGGTGCTGGCCACCCTGGCCGTGGCCCTGAGCGCCGCCGCCATCGTGTTGTGGTCGATGCCGGCCACCCCCTGGGCGAGCTGAGGCCGGTGGACACCATGTCGCACGCCACCCCGTCACACCTACTCACCGCCATATCGGCGCCGCTTGCGGCCTGGGCTCACCCAGAGCAGCACACCGCGCAAGGCGAGCTGCTGGCCAACGCCCCCCAGCTGCCAAGCCGCGCTGAGCGCCGCCGTGCCCAGCAAGGCGCTACGCCGGCCAGCCTTGACGTGATCCGCATCACCGGTGAACTCGTCGCCGATGCCGTGGTGCGCTACCAGGCCGGCACCAGCGACACCACTGCCGGCCGCCGCGCCTGGCTGCAGGTGCGCCTCATGCTGCCAGGCGCCTTGTTCGTGATGGCAGCCGAAGAGCTGGGGGCAGACCCCGTTGCCCACCACACCGCGCACCAGCGCACCCACCACCTGCGCCGCGGCGTGCCCTGCACCATCTACGGCAAGGGCGCCATCGTCGTCACCCAGCACGGCGAGCAGGTGCTGCAGGTGCTGCTGCCCAAGGTGTTCATCAACACGACGCCCAGCCTGAACACCGCTGCGGCTGGAGGCTGACCCCATGAGCGCCACCATGAATCACGGCCTTCCCAACCCCTTCATCATCGGCCTGACCGGCCTGGCCGGTGCCGGCAAGGACACCGCGGCCGATCGCCTCTGTGCGGCCCACGGCTTCGAGCGCCATGCCTTCGCCGAGCCCATCCGCGACATGCTCACCGCGCTGCTGGTGAGCTGCGGCATCGACTACGGCCACTTGTTCGACCGCACGAAGAAAGAGCGGCCGCTGCCGCACCTGGACGTGAGCCCGCGCCGGCTCATGCAGACCCTGGGCACCGAGTGGGGCCGCCAGCAGCTCGACCCGCAGTTCTGGGTGCGCTGCACGGCCATGGCCTTGGGCCTGCACGACCTGCCGCGCAGCGCCCCAGTGCACGACCGCATCGTCATCACCGACGTGCGCTTTGCCGAAGAGGCCGCGTGGATCAAGTCCTTCGGCGGCGTGATCGCCCGCATCGAGCGCGACGGCGCCGGCATCCCCGGTCAGCACGTCAGTGAGCTGCAGGCCCAGCACATCAAGGCCACCTGGCGCATCCAGAACAACAGCACAGTCGACGCGCTGCACCAGCGCATCGACGACATGGCCGCCTACCTCCTGCCACAGCACAACAGCACCGCATCATGAGCACCGACAGCACCCTGCGCATTCCGTTCGAACGGCTGCACGACAGCCCCACCCAGCCGCGCACCGTCTACAACCCGACCAAGATGGCCGAGCTGGTCGCCAGCATCAAGACCCTGGGCGTGATGCAGGACATCGTGGTGCGCCCCATCATCAACCGGCCTGACATCGGCGAGCCCGGCGACCACTTCGAGATCGTGTTCGGCCACCGGCGTCGGCGCGCGGCGGAGCTGGCCGGCGAGGCCGACATGCCCTGCCGCGTGCGCTCCATGAGCGACCTCGAAGTGGCCATGGCACAGCTCACGGAGAACATCAGCCGGGAGGACATGAGCTTCCTGGACACGGCCGACGCCTTCGCCCGCCTGGTGCGCGACCACGGCTTGACCGTCGAGCAGCTCATGGCGCAGTTCGGCCTGTCGCGATCGGCCGTTTACAACCTGCTCAAGTTGCGCAGCCTCACCGAGGCCTCACGCCTGGCGGTGGCCGAGCACAACATCGGCGTCGAGATCGCCACCCTGATTGCGCGCGTGCCCGCGCAGTTTCAGCCCACGGCCGTGCGCCGCGTGCTGCACACGCCCTACGGCGAGGACAAGCCGCTGCTGCTGAGCTACCGCGAGGCGCGCAAGGTGCTGGCCGGCGCGTACACGGTCAAGCTCAACCAGGAGGACGACGGCTTCAGCCCCTACGACCAGGCCCTCACGACCTGCGGTGCCTGCATCGGCTGCGGCAAGTACAGCGACAACGACCCGGCCCTGATGGGCGAGCTCGGTCCGGGCGTCTGCACGGACGTGCCGTGCCACACAGCCAAGGTCAAGGCTGCCCACCAGCGCCTGGTCGACGAAGCGCGCCAGTTCGGGCGGGTGATCGAAGGCGCGCGGGCCCTGGAGCTGACCGGCGGCATGGCACACCGCGTGCCCGTCGGCTACGTCTGGGCCGACACCACCACACACCGCGAGGACAAAGGCAAGTACTGGGTGATCATCAGCTACGAGCAGGCCTGCCAGCGCCTCATGGACGCGAACATCGGCGCGCCGTCACGCACATTCATCGAGACCAACCCCGATACGCTGCGCGCGGCCTACACCACAGCCGAAGCCGCAGAGATCAACGCCGCCCTACGCGAGCTGCTCGGCCTGCCACCGGCGGCCGCTCCCGTGGCGAACACGCCATCCGCCGCTGCGCGTGCGCCCGAGGGGGGAAGGGGCGAGGATGACGAGGACCACCCTGATCAGGATCTTGAGGATGACGCGCAGTTCTCGCAGCCCGTAGCGCGATCGCCCGAAGCAGCCGCTGTGACGTGGCAATGGCCCTCGATCCTGCGCGCGATCATGCGCAAGGCCCTGGTGGCGGAACGCAGCACGGATGACCTGCGCCTGGTCGTGGCCACACTGGCAGACCTGGGCGATGAACTGCCCGAGGCGGTCATCGACGTGATGGGCTGGCGCGAAACGATCGATGCTGCCTGCCTGAGCTGGGGCGAGGACATCGACTGGCTTGTGGAGCAGTTGCCCGCGATGTCTGCCGATCAGCTCGGCGCGCTGGCGGTGCTGATGGCCCTGGCACACGCCCCCGTCATCAGCGGGATGGGCAGCTTCGATCAACGCAAGATCGACCTGGCCACACGCTACGGCGTGGACGTACTCGACCCCGAGAGCATGGGGAAACAACAGACTGACGAGGCCGGCCCTGCCGGCCAGGCGCACGGCGACGAGCTGGAGCGTGACCCCAACACTGCAGACATGTTCGAGGTGTCCCGGTGAGCAGAACCGCTGCCCCCACGAGGCGCCTGGCCCACAAGCTGCGCATCGAGCCCATCAGCGTGGGCCGCGACCATGCGGCCGCCATGCTGGGCATCGGACTGAGCACCTTCGCTGCCCACGTCAGCCGCGGCACGCTGCCCAAGCCGCGCCAAATCGGTGGGCGGGCGGTGTGGCTGGTGGAAGAACTGCGCGCCGCAGCGAATGCGCTGCCGGTCAGTGAACTGCTGCCGCCTGCTGCGGCGTGACGCCATGCTCATCAGACGATTCCAAGCGTGGCGCATCACACCCCTGCGAGCCGGAGAGTTCAAGCGCACGCAGCGCCTTCGTACGGGGCTGGTACCGATGTTGATGCACAGACTGATGAGCGATGGCTCGATGGGGTTGATCCATCTGTCGATGCCATCCCGCAAAGATCCCCTGTGTGTTGCCGGAGACAACCTGGTGCGGTTCCGCCCTCCCGCCAGGACGGCACCGTATCTCGGACCTTTTCACAGCGGGCCACTGCGGTGCGCCAGGATAGCCGATAGCGTCCGTGTGTTCTTCGACAACTCCAGGCCGTACCCCAGGGGCCGCCCACCCTGCTCAATTGCTGTGCATAGGCTTGAGGCGATGGGGTACGCTGAGTTTCCATTCTGAGCAAAGCGTAACTGCTGACATGAGCCGCCTTTGACGGCGGCAGAGAGGTGAATGATGGAACAGCCAAGTACGCCGGCAAAGGTCGGCTCGATGGACGAGTTAGGCCCGCTGCCGAAAGCAGACGGGGCAGCAGAAACCAACAAAGAGCGACACCCGGAAGGCGGATACACATTTGATGAGGTGGACGCATGGTCGGAGCCACTTGTGCGCGCCTACGCTGCCGCAGAAGTGGCACGAGCCGTTGCCGCAGAGCGCGAGCGGTGTGCAGTATTGGCAGAAACGTCTTATGCCGAACACACAGACGCAGTCCCAATCGCGCGCTTCATTGCGGTCCGTATTCGTGAGGCCCATGTAACCGCAGATATGGACATCATTGCAGAGCACAGCGGTAAAACAAAAGACCGCGAATGGCACAGCGTCGGATGCTGGCTGCGACCCGGCGAAGTGCTGGCGCACACGAGCAAGCCTAAGGCCTAACTGCAAAGGTATGCGGACCGCTACGGCGCCGACGACCTGAGCAAAGCAAACAACTGCCCGCCGCCGTGGCGGGTCCGCATGACCGATAAGTTAGGCCTGTGGGCCGGAGAGGATGACGATGCGAGCAACCATTGCAACGCCAGTCGGGTACTGGCTGGAATTTCGACCGGGGCGCGTGCTGCTGATGAGCCCGGATGAATTTGCCCGCGAGACCAATCGCGACGGCGCGTGCATCTGGGGACTATTTCCCGAGCCTCAACCAGGATGCAACAGCGGCCCCGCCGCTTACCGTGGCAACTACTGGCACGAGGCAAAACATTACAAGTACAACCAACGGATTGACCCAGACGCACGCCCGGTGTTCCGAGGCCAGATGCTGCAGCGGCCCGACTGGATGGACGAGGAAGGCGACCTTCGCGGCGTACCTGGCCCGCTGCCAGAGCATGGGTGGGATTGAGGCCTAACTGTTATATCGACAGCAAAATTGATGCGTAATGTCGGGCGCTATCTGACGCTGCAATGTATGAACGGCGCAAGTGCTTGATTTCATTGAGCCCCACTGCATACGCAGCAGCAATGATGCATATCACCGTGCAGCAGCATCCTCCCACACCCGATCTAGTCGCGTGAGCCACTCCAGCCGCTCGGTGTCATAGCCGTGGCGGTTGTAGACCGCCTCAACACCTGGCTGGATGTGCCCCAGTACAGATTCGGCTACATCTCCTGGGCATCCCAACACAGCAAGCTGCGTGCGCACAGTGCGGCGCAGATCGTGCGGCGCCCAGCCTGACACCGGCCAGCGCGGCCGCTCCAGCTCCGGCCGGCTCAGGCAGCCCGGCATGTGGTGCCATACCGCCACGCCGATGACCTTCTGATGCACGTGCAAGGCCTGGCCGCGCTGCGGCGGGAACAGATGGCCAGCGCCGTGCACATCCCGCCTGGACAGCACGATGTCGGCAGCACGGCCGATCAACGGCACGCGCAGGTCGACGGCCAGCGGATGACGCGACATCTTGAGTTTGGCCTTGGGGATGGTCCACCACCAGGCGGCCTGGCTGTCCTTCGCGATCTCGCGGCCCTCCATGGCTACGATCTCGGCGCCACGGCAGCCAGTCCAGAGGTAGAGCGTCAGCAAGTCCGAGATCATGCGCGACACATGCGGCAGGTGGCGCAGGATGGCCCCCACCTCGTCCACGCTGAGCACACGCTTGACGACGCCCTGGTGCTGGCCGCCCACGATCTTGCCGGCGCTGGACAGCTTGCCGCGCAGGATCTGCCGCCACCAGTTCTGTACGTCATCCGCCAGGCGGCCTGAGTCGTGGGCCCACTCCCAGATCGCGCCCAGATCGCGCCGCAGTGCAGACGCCTGCACGGGGATGTGGTGGTAGCGCCAGACCAAGTCGTATGCAATGGAGCGGGTGACATCTGCGGGGTGCAAGTCGCCCACCGTGCCCAGCATCGTGTCGCCGATGCGGCGCAGTTCGGCCAGACCCTTGGGCTTGCGGCGGCCGCTGCGTGGAGCGAGGCGTAGTCCTGGAACAGCTGGCGCACCGTCAGGCGCTGCTGTGGCGCCTGGCTGCGGCCGCTGCTGCCGACTGCGGCCGCAACAGCGCGCTGCTGCTGGCGTAGGGCGCGCCGCTCCTGCGCCGGATCGCGGCCGCCGTCGCGCAGGCCGCGCAGGCGCCCCCACTCGGTCAGCGCCTGGCCGAACGGCATCGAGGGCCACGTGCCCAGCTTGATCTGCCGCATGCGCTCGTCGACCGGCGACTTGTAGCGGTACACCCAGGCCCGGCCCGCGGTCGAGGCCACCAGGCGCAGCCCCGGTGCGCCATCGACCGTAACATGCGCGCCCGGCTGGAGCAGCTTGGCTGCCCGTGCATCGAATTGCATTCATCCCCCTAACCTACGCCATGGCGTAAGTTGCCAAGGCTCAGGGGGTCAAATCCTACGCCGGAAGCTCAAATGCAGGCACCACGCATCCGGATGAATATGGACAACGCACAAGGGCGCTCATAGTGAAAGAGGCAGAAAACGGCAGCTCCCTGGCGGAACACACGCCGATGATGCAGCAGCACTCTCCCGAGTGAGCGCAGCACCAGCACGGGCAAACCTACGCCAGGAGCTACGCCGAGTCGTCCAGGGGCGCGAACCCTGTGGCACGCCGCACGATGTGCGACCTACGCCGCCCGACCACAAGCGCCCACACGGCCGCCACCGCCAGCACCACGACCACCGGCACTGCCCAGCCCGGCAGCAGGCCGCGCCATGTCAGCGCAGCACTGCCGGCGCCGGCCAGCTCCCAGACGATTCCCAGCAGCGCCGGCAGGCTTAGCTCGGGGCCCTGCGTGCGCGCCAGCACGACGACACCGGCACAGATCAGCGTGATGCCGGACATGCCGGCGAGAGAGTCAAGCAGCATCAGATTTTCTCCGAGCGACGGCCGCGAGCAGCGGCAGGATGGTCTGCGCACTGCCAGCTAGGGCGAGCGAAAGCACCCATTCCGGGAGAGCAGCGAGGGGGGCGAGCAGCTCGTAACGCGGGCCGATCGTCTGCACAGCCGCCGAGCCGGCCAGGCCTACCGCTACGCTGCTCAGGTATGTGCCGAGCAGGGCGAGCACAGCCCGGGCCGACATCTCGGTGCGTGCCGCCGCCGCCCACACACTGAGCGCCGCGCCGATTACGGCGGCCACTACACCCAGTTCGGTGGGGGCGTAGGCCACGGCTGCAGCTGTGGCGCTGGCGGCGACAGGCGATACTGATATTGCCATACCCTCATTTCCACCGGCCAACTGCGATGATGTTGATGCCGTAAGTCTGCGATACATCTGTTTTCACACGGATAGTCCCGACCGTTGTGGTGGACGATGCTTGCAGCGTCTGCAACGTATATGTACCAGTTGAACTCGCAGATGCGATTGTCGCCGTGATGTTAGGTGCAGAAGCCCATAAAACATTACTTGCATACGTGAGCGTCACCGTGCCGAGGCTTCCTGCAGTAAGCGCCGCCGACACGCCGTGAAAATAGATCGCCGTTCCGTCAGGGAATCTGTATTGATTGCCGACAGCACCGGAGAAATACCTCGCAGGGTCGATGACCGCACCCCCTGAAATCTCGCTGTACTGCACCGGGGTGTTGACGGTCGTCACCGTAGCAGTCGCGCCGCTCGTGCCGCCCGTCAGGGTTTGCGCAGTCGAGAATGTGCCGGTGACGCCGCTCAGGAAGAGCTTTCGATTCGCGCCTGTGAGGTCACCGATGATGCGCCGGGCCGTCGCGCTGCCGGTCGCTGTGGTGACGGTTTCGCCCTCGGTGAACGTGCCTGATACCGTCGCGCACGTCAGCACTTTGTCATCGAGGTCGGCAGATTTGACGTTGTAGCAGTTGACTTCGGTCGACAGCGCATTGATATTGCCTGTCGTCGCGTTGCCGACGATCCCATTTGTGAATCGGCTGTTCGTCGAACTATCCGACGTATTAAGCCCCAGACCGCCGCAGTTGCGCACCTGAAAATTCGTCACCGTCACGTCTGCGCTTGTGGACTGGATGTTGATGCCGTTTCCGTAGCATCCATCAACCACGATATTGGAAGCACTCGATCCGGTCGCGGGCTTGCCGGGGTGGCCGAAGTTCAGCCCATGGTTTGCACGGGTGTTGCGTGCGACCACGTTTGCCACGGTGCCATACGATGTATCGAATCCGACAGCCGAGCCGCCCGCGCCGTCCACCGTCGCATACAAGATGTGGTTGTACATGCCGCCGACTTGAATGCCTGAATACTCCGTCGTGCCGGCTGCCAGCGCGTTTTTAACTCCAGCATCGCAGCACACGCAGTCGAGCAGATAGATTCCCTCGCGGCCCCATCCCTTAAGATACCCGATATGCACTACAGCGCGATATGCTGCTTGCAGGAAAATCGGGCCGCTGGAAGTATTTCGGACCCCGTCCACCGATGGCATTGTGGCGCCTGACGCAGTGTAATGGTCATGCATGTAGTCCACATGGATTTGTGGTGCAGTGCAGCCCGTCATGTAAATCAGGTGTGTGCCGATATTGCCCGACTGGCCGGCAGCATTGCCGTCAATCTCATTGACGTGCATCCGGATATTGGACCTATTTACCGCGTAGAACATGCGGTCGAAGTCGGAACACCCAGATGGGAGCTTGACCTTACCATCAATAACAACAATAGTGTCATCAAACAATTGGATGTTTTTACACTGGACAGTAAAGCCAGCCGGTATATACAAATAATTGTGATCGGCGATCATTGCAGCGACTGCAACGGATTCATCAGACAAACCTGTGCCACTTACGCCTTTATCAAAGATATTTAGCATGCCTTTTAGTTTGGCATCTACCGTAATATCTACAGAATGTGCGCCAGCTTGCTTGAATCCAATTAGCGACGGGCCTGAGCTGCTTGCCAGATTGGCAGCCAAGCCGAGCGCAGTTTCCCCGGCCATTGCCGCATTGAGCTGGGCCACCATTGGCGGAAGAGCCGCCAGCAATGCATCAGCCTCGCTTGAAAACGTGGCCGGCCGGGTGCGGCTGGGAGCAGTGGGCAGTGGGGTGAGCGTCATGATGGTTCGTGTTCTGAGTGAATCGGCAGACGGATGGGCCCTGGGCTACACCAGGCCCTCGACCGTGAGCGAGCAGTAATAGGTCTGGCGCAACTGCAGGTCGATACCCCAGTCCTTGAGCCAGCCATAGAAGACGGTGCTTTCGATGGCGTCTTCGCCAATGCACACGACGGGCACGGCACGGACGGCCTTGAGCTTCGATGCGACTTGGCTGAGCGTATCGGCCGGGAATGAGGCGCGCACGGTCATGCGGTTGGCGTAGCCACGCTCGACGACTGTGGTGGCACCGAAGTCGTCGGTGGACTTCTTGGAGTAGTCGACGATGCCCAGCTGGACGCCGAGCAGGGTGTCGCCGATCGTGTTGACGCGACCGACGACGCAGGTGCCGCAGCTCACCGGGCCCGTGCTGGCCGCGATGGTGACGGTGATCTGCATGCCGACGTAGGGCGGCAGGTCGGTGAGGATGACGGTGCGGCGGCGGGCGATGCTCTCGAAAAAATACGAGTACCAGTCGATGATGGGCGTGGTGTCCAGCACCGGGTCCAGCGTGCGGCTGTAGACCGGAGTACCGCCGACGCTGGCGGTGATCACCACGCTCTCGCAGTCCAGATCCAGCAGGGCGAGGCCCTCGCAGATCTGGCCCGGGTCGAGCACGACCGTGATGCTGCTGGAGGCGCTGGAGGTGAGCGTGCCGACGCTCTTGTCGAACATGGCCCAGCGCGCTGTGGGGCCGACGTCCAGCCAGTTGACCGGGTCGCTCTCGGGCGCCGTGGCCGTGGTGCCGGGCAGCAGCCGCTCGAAGATGCGGTGTACACCCGTCGTGCGGATCACCCGCTGGCCGGCGGTGTAGGCGGTGCCGGCGGACCAGGCGGCGTGGTCGGTCTCGGGCACGCTGCTGCTGATGAGCTGCGCGTCGCCGATGGCTGCGGGGTGGATGTACTTCATCGGGCGGCCTGCTGCGCGTCAGGTGGCCAGGGTGCGCACGGCGTCGTCGCCGTCGACCACGCGCTGCAGCACGTCCAGCGCCTTGCCGGTGGCGCTGGCGGTCTGGCGGGCGAAGCCGGCCAGCTGCAGGCCGATGTCGACCGTGTCGCCCTGGCCGGCGCTGACCTGGGCGCGCAGCGCGACCACCTCGGCGCGCAGCGCCTGGAGCTCGGCCAGCAGGTCCGGGCTCGCGGCCGCGGCGCCGCCGAGCATCTGCTCGGTCTGGCGCGCGCTGTAGATGCGCGCCGGGCCCAGGGCGGCCAGCTCGGGGCCCTGTTCGCCGACGATGGCCAGGCCGCCGGCGTGCAGGCCACCGGCTGCGAAGGCCGGCACTTCGACGCCCAGGGCCTTGAGAGTTTCGCTCAGGCTGCCGGCGAGCCAGGCGCGCAGGCGCACGCCATCGGCGGTGCTGGTGGCTGAGGCCTGGGCGGCGGATTCCAGGGCCTTGCTCAGCTCGGGCAGGCTCTGCAGCGCAGCAGCATCGCCGGCGCGGGCCTGGGCGGTGCTGACGGCAAACTTCGCGCGCAGCTCGGCGGCGCTGGTGGTGCTGGCGTCTGCAGCCGGGCCGCGCAGGCGCTTGATCTCGTCCTGCACGGACTTGGAGGCCTGCACCATAGACTGCGAGATCTGCGCCGCCTGGTCGGTGAGGGTGACGCTGGCCTGTTCGGCTGCATCGGTGATGGTGCCGAAGGCCTCGGACAGGCCGATCAGGGTGGCGTACATGCGCCGGCCGGTATCGGTGTTGAGGTTCTGGGCCTCGACGAGCTTGCGGTATTCGGCGCGCGTCTTGGGCAGGGCCACGCCCAGGGTGCCGAAGGTGTTGGCGAGCTGGCGGGCGGTGGTGGCGATGCGCTCTTGCTCGCTGTAGAACGTCTGGTAGTAGGCGGAGGTCTGCTGGCCGAAGGCGGCCGCGCCGCCGAACTGGTCGAGCAGCTTGCTGGCGGCATCGGCGCCTGAGGTGCTGGTGGCCAGCAGGGCCATGCCCAGCGTGTCCAACGTGCCGTTGACGGTGGTGATGCTGGTGGCCAGGCGGGCCAGCGTCTGCGCGGCCGTTTCGCCCTTGGCGCCCAGGGCCGCGATGGCCGAGCCGAGCGAGGTGGCCAGGCCGTCGCCGAACGTACCCAAGGCCTTGTTGATGGCGTCTTGCTGCGCCTGGGCGTCCAGGCCTTGCAGGCTCAGGCGGATGTCCTGGCTGTAGGTGTCGACCGATGCCGCGCTCAGGCCGATGGCCTGGGCATAGCCGCGGGTGCTGGTCTGCAGGGCCAGCACGGCGTCGGACAGCGTGCTGGCGGTGTCGGCGTCGAGCGCGCGTGTGTCGGTGCCGCTGCTGCCGCTGCGGAACCAGCCGCCCTTCTTGGACCAGGCCTCGAACGCGCTGAGCTGGGTGCCGCCGGCGCCGCCCAGGCGACCGGTGATGCCACCGTCTTTCACCTCGCGCGGGCCGGTGCCGAATGCGCGGTTGATGACGCCGGCCGCCGCGCCGCCGATAGCCGCGCCGATGGGGCCGCCCAGCACTGCGCCGGCCAGCATGCCGGCATTCACCAGGCCATTTCCCGAGCTGCCAAACAGGCCGCGGCCACCGCCGATGCTGCGGCCGATGGCTCCGCCCGCCATGAGCGCGCCAGCCCAAGGAGCCAGCGCGCCAGCGCCTGCCGACAGGCCGCCCAAGATGTTGCCGCCGGCCAGCATCTCGCCCGACCAGCCCAGGGCCTGGCCGGTGGCGCCGCCCATGGCCAGCGAGCTGCCGGCGCTGAAGATGCTGCCGGCGCCGCTGCTCAGGCTGGCCAGGCTGCCCAGCGCGCTGAGGCTGCCGCTGCCACCCGCTGCCCCGCCGAGACCCGCCGCCTGGGCCGGCATGCCGAACAGCCCCGCCGCGGCCGCGCCGGTGGACGTGAGCAGGGGCTGGATGGCCAGGCGGATGACGGATGTCTTGAAGGTCGACTTGATGGTGTCGAGCAGCGAGCGGCCGAAGTCCTTGCCGGACTCGAAGGCGCGCTGCAGCGCATCGGTCACTGTCTGGCCGATCTGGTCCCAGGCCTTCCCCCAGGCTTCCTGTTCGGCCTTGAGCGCCTTGTCGCTGGCCTCGCGCCGGGCCTTGCCGTCGGTGAGGTCGGCGAGCTTCATGCGCGCATCGATCTCGCGCTGCAGCGCGGCCACGGCCTCTTCGTTGCCGAGCATGGCGACCTGGCGCTCACGCAGGCGGGCGATCTCGACGCGGGCGATAGCCTGGGCGAGCGTGATCTCTTGCGCTGCGGCGATGTAGGCGGCGGACTCTTCGTCCTGCAGCCGCTGCACCTGTTCGGCGATGCTGGCTGCGCTCTTATCCAGGCCGGCGATGAGCTTGAGGTGGGCGTCGTGCGCCTCTTTCACCGTCTGGGCGACGAGCTTGTGGCCAGCTGCCTCCTTCTCGGCTGCGATGGCCACGTAGGCCCCTTGAAGCACAAACTGGCGCTTGTCCTCAGTGGCCAGCGCGTAGGCCGGCGACTGCAGGTACTGGATGAGCCGGGCTTGGCCGTCCGATAGGCCCTCGGTCTGCGCCGTGGCCTTCTCGGTGATCTTGGTGAAATCGGCGATGGTGGCCGCAGTCACGCGCGCGGCGTCGGCCTGGCGCTCGGCTTCGATGGCATCGTAGGCACGCTGCAGGGCGAGCTGCCGCATGCTCTCAGTGCCCACCGAGTAGGCAGGCGACTTGAGGTACTCCACCAGGCGCGCCTGTGCCTTGCTCAAGCCATCGGTCTGGCTCGACGCTTCTTCGGCCAGCCGGCCGAAGTCCATCACCGCATCAGCCCAGCTCTTGGCGGCTTCGCGGTCGGACGCGAAGGGATCGGCAGTGGGCGTCTTGAACTTTGCGCGCAGGTCGGCGATGACGCGGGCCCGTTCGGCGGCCGATGCACCGCTGGCGTCCGCCAGGTTGTTGGCCTGGGCAATGGCCCGGGTGAGCTTTTCCTGGTTGGTGAGCGAGCCCTCGGCCAGCTTGTCCCACTCAACCCGGGCTGCGACCTTGCTGGCCACGGCAGCGGCCGCTGCGGCCGCACTGTTCTCCAGGCCGATGGCCGTGCGAAGAGCGTTGGCGCGCTGCGTCTCGGCAGCGATCTCGGCATCGAAGGTCGAGCCGCGCTTGCCGGCGTTGCCGCGCAGGTTGGTCTCGCGCTGCTGCCGCAGGTCGGCAATGCGCTTGTCGGCGTCGGCGAGCTTTTCCTGCAGGGTCTTCTCGCGGCCGAGGTCCAGCATGGCATCCCAGGCACCCTTGGCGATGTCCTTGATGCCGCGCCAGCCCTTTTCAATGCTTCCCAGGCGCTGCTCCAGCGCCGCGCCGCGCTGCTCCAGCGCATCGGCCCAGGCGGTCTGGGCGACGCGGGCGGCATCGGCCGTGCGGCCGCTTTCCTCAAGCGCCTTGATCTGCTGGTAGACCGAGACGGTGAGGAAGTTGGTCTGCTTGTTGAGCTTGAGGGACGCGTCCAAGGGGGCGCCGCCAAGCTCACTGAACCGCTTGATGGTTTCGGCCGCTGCGATGCCGATGGAGCGTTCGGCCTTCACCGTGACGAGGGCGAAGCGCTCGATGTTGGCGCCGTCGATGTTGGAGGCGCCGGCCAGCTGCGCCAGGGCCTCGGCTGCCGTGCCGGTGGTGCCCACAACCGACGAGATGGCGCGTGCAGACGCCTGCAACTGGCCAGCCGTGGTGCCGGCGGCGTTGCCGCTCAGGATGAGGGCCTTGGCGTAGGCATCGGATTCCGCCGCGCCTTTGGCGTAGGCCAGGGCGGCCACGCCGGCAGCGGCCGCGGCCACCGTGAGTGGGTTGACCAGGCCGAGCACATAACCGCCCAGGGCGCGCGCCGCTGCACCCACGCCGCCGAACGAGTCCTTGATCTGCCCGCCCTGCTGCAGGATGACGGTCGAGAGCGACTGACCGCCCTGCAAGGACGTCACGATGTCGGTGAACTGGGCGGGGAGCGTTCTGAGCGCCGCTGCAGTCTGCGCAGCACTGACCTCGCCCGCCTGGCCGATCTTCTTGAGCGCCTCGCTGACCTTCTGCGACTCAGGCACCACATTGCCAGGGTCAACAGCAAAGCGGAAGCGGATGTCGGGGGTGGTCATGCGCAGGTCCCCGTGCGGACGCTAGGTGCGCTGCGCGCGTTGCTCATCCCACGCATCCAGCGCGGCGCGTTCCATGGCCTGGATGTCATCGAAGACGCGGCGCTGCAGGCGTGGGCGCAGGCCCAGGCCGGCGAGCGTGGACCACACGGCCTCATACCGCAGGCCGGTGGCGCCGGCCATGCCTGTGCGCCACTGCGTTTGCAGGCGCGCCCACAGGTTCCACGCTCGCAGGTTGCATGGCCACAGGTGGAACGGCTGGTCGACATCCGGCGCACGCAGGGGGCGATCGGGCCGCAGGCCGGCTTGCGCCAGCAGCGCTTCGATGCGCTGTTGATCGGCAGTGGCGAGGTCGGTGGCTGGGGCTGAGTCGTCGTCATCGGCTGCCCCATGCGGGGGGGTGGTCTTGAGCTGGCCGAGCGCCTGCAGGCGCGCGGCCTGGGTCAGTTTTTTTGCCGGCCTTCAGTCGTATCGCTGGCAGCCAGGGCCTTGAGGTAGGCGCCGAAGCACGCGCCTTCCAGACCAACGACGCCGAGCAGGGCGCTGAAGGCCTCAGGGCTGAAGTCGGCCGGCTGGCTGGTGTCGTCGTCGATGACCAGGCGCTGGCCCTTCCAGCCGGTGACGTTGGCGACCAGGAACTCGCGCACCGTGGCGGTGGCGCCATCGCCCACCGCTGTGCGGTACTCGTCGACGCCCATGCGGCGGCCGACGAGCGTGAAGCTGAACGGCACGGCCTTGGGCCCGTCGTTGACGCTGACCTTGATGGGGAATTCGATGACGTCGGAGACGACGAGGCGGAAGCCCATGATGTGGCGATGTCCTGGCTGGGTTACTGGGTGACGATGCGGATGTCGTCGTTGCCGGACACCGGCGTGGCGTTGAAGTCGAAGCCGACCGTGCGCACGCCGTTCGTGTTGCCCTTGGTGGGGTTGGTGCGCTGCATGGCCGGGGCGAACAGGATGATCTTGTTGCCCGCCGTCGTGCCGATGGTGAAGCCAAGGCCGGTGACGGTGTTCGCCACCACATCGGCCAGGGCCGTGGCTTCCTGGGCTGCGGTGAGTTCGAGGTCGAAGTGGCCGGTGAAGTCGTGATCGGTCAGGTCGACGCGCTCGCTGTTCAGGAAGGCCATGAACGCCACCTTGTTGCCCCAGTCCAGCTCGATGCCCTGGCTGGTGAACACGGTGCCGCCCGTGAGCGCCCCGAGGCTGTACGTGCAGCCGATGGTGATGTCGACAGTGTTGGCCTTGTTCATGGGCACCGGCGTCTTCCAGGCCGTGAGGGTGGCCGTCGGGTTGCCCGTGGCTGCCGCAACGTTGTAGACGCCGACGAAGTCGAACATCAGCTTGGGCGTCTCACCGATCTTGGCGCTGAGCTTGCAGTTGCCCATGGCGCCGGTGAACTTGTGCAGCAGGCCGTCGTCGTGGCAGTACAGCGTGAGCGTCTTGAGCGCCGTGCTGGCCGGCGTGTACTCCACGCGGTTGGGCGTGGCGAGTAGGGCTTCGGACATGGCGCAGCCGATCATCAGATCGCCCCACTGCGGCGCGGTGGCGGCGGTGCCGGAGCCGGCCAGTTCGACGCTGAAGCTGATCTTGTGGCTGAAGGTGGAGATCAGCTTCTGGCTGCCGCCGAAGTAGGGCAGCAGCAGCGCGCGGTCGGCGTACTGTGCGTCCAGCGGCGTGATGGTCACATCGTTGGCGATGAGCACGGCGTCGGTGCCGCCGACAGGTACGGCGTCGGTGCCGGCGGTGGTCTCGACCTTGGCGAGGATCACCATGTTGCGGGTGTAGCGTGGCATGGCGGCTTACTCCTGGGTGGTGGCCGGGGTGTCGGTGGCCGGTGCGGCCGCGGGGATATCGTCCAGGCTGACCCAGGCCCGCGAGGCGGCATCCCAGGTCCAGGAGCCGCCACCAGGCGGCACGCCGACAGGGCCGGCATCGGCCGGCGTCGCGATGGGTTCGGGTGAAGTGGGCTGCTGCATGGCGTGTGGCTCAGACGGTGAGGCTGTTGTGGGCGGCGCGGTGGCGCAGGGTGTAGATGGCGCGCACGCTGCCGATGGATTCGTCGAGCTCGTCCTCGTCCCAGACCCAGTCGAAGGCGAAGTCGATCTCATAGCCGGCGGCCGGCAGCGTGGTGTCGCTCATGAGCCGCTCATGCATGGCGGCCACGATGGGATCCACGGCCTGCTGTGGCGATAGGCCCGAGCCGGCCGGCGCGCGGGCCACGCACTGCAGGTGCACCTGCGTGGCCACGTCGATCGGGGCCTGGGCGCCGATGACGATCTGCTGGCCGCTGCTGCTGGCAGCCCGCACCATGACGCGCGACGCCAGCTCGGACGGCAGGGGGTGCGTGGCATGCGCGTCGACCAGGTCGGCCACCGGGGGTGCAGAGCGGCCGAGGGCCACGATGAGCGCGACGATGTGGGTCTGGGCGAGCATGCCGGTCAACCCTTCTGCAGCGTGAGCACGGAGATGCCGGTGCCGTCCGGCAGGTGCTCGCGCACGATGAACGCGCCTTCACTCGGCACGACCAGTGTGGCGCCGTAGGCGGTGGCCGGCACGGAGGCGGTCGGCAGTTCGAAGGTCGGATCGGTAGCCGCCGCACCGGCGCCCTCACGCCCCTGTGCGCGGTAGTAGCCACGCACCGGTGCACCCGCCAAGGTGGCATCCACACCGAAGTCGGCGTAGAAGATGCTGTGGTCTTGGGTGAGCATGGCAGGGGCGGCGTGCAGGCGTCTGCGCGGGGCGGCTTACTTGGTGGCCTTGGCAGCTGCCTTTTCAGCCGCAGCGATGTCTTCCGCCGTGGCCAGGCGGGTGCGGCCGGCGCCGGTGAGTTCGATCGCCAGGTCGGCCTCGACGTTGAGCAGAATTTCGCCGACGGCGACGTGTTCGCCATCGATCTTGCAGGCGTTGGTGACGATGAGGTTGACGGGCTTGGGTTCGGTGGCCATGTGGGGCTCCTGGGTAGGGATGCGAATCGAGGTAACCGGATCGACCGGCCCGGCCGTGGACCGGGCGACCGATCCATCAGCCATCACGGCGTCAGCGCGTCGTCCATCACCGAGAAGGCACCCGGCTGACGGCAGGCCCAGTCGATGAACTGGTTGAGCGTGATGCGGATCTGGCCGGTGCTGGCCAGGGTGTAGGGGTCGACCGTGATATCCAGGCCGCCGAACAGGCCGAGCACAAACATGGACCAGTCGCTGCTGAACACCACCGAAGAGCACACGCCCGAGCTGGTGCCCTTGGTCAGGTTGCTCGGCACGTTGTTGGTGACGCCCGCGCGGTAGCCGTTGAGCGGGGTGCCGGTGTTGTCCCAGATGAAAGGCAGGTTGGGGGCCTTCTGGGTGTTCTTGGCGGTGTTCACCGCCTTGGTGTTGACCAGGTAGCCGGCGCGGTCGGTCGACGCTGAGTTGGCGTTGGCCACCGCGGCCTCCAGGCCGGTGACGTGCGACCAGGCCAGGGCCAGGCCGTTGGTGCCGCCCACGACCGAGCCCACACCGCTGACGTTGCGGATGCCGCGGGCGTTGGGGCTGGTGCCCGAGCCGTTGATGCCCTGGTTCTCGATGAGCACCGCGGCGCCGCTGAGCAGGTCATCGCGGATCATGGCTTCGATGCCGACCTCGCTCTGGATGATGGCCTGCTTGCTCGGCTCCACAAAGGCCGAGATGCGCTTGGGCGACATCGTGACCTGGGTGGTGTTGGGCTGGGTCTCGGCGGCAGCCGCCACTTCGGTCAGCATGGCCAGCGTGCCGGCCACGCTCTTGCGCGGGATGAGCAGGTTGCTGCGCAGGCCAGGCAGGATGGTGATGCCCATGCGGCCCATGACCAGGGCCGGGCGCAGCACGTCGGTGAACAGCTGGCCCGCGACGTCGGTCTGCACCAGGTTGCCGGCTTCGGTCGAGGTGCCGACGGTGAAGTCGCGTCGGCCGGTGCCGTCGGCCTGGCCGGCGCTGATGGTGCGGCCGGCGAAGATGTCGCTGGGGATGAAGATGCCTTCGGCCTCGCGGCCGACCTGCTGGGCGATGGCGCGCGACAGTTCGCGCTCGATGCCGGCGTCGACGTTGGCACCGGGGATCATGGCCTGCAGGGCGCGCATGAAGCTGTACTTGGCGACTTCCTTGCGCGAGACGCCCAGGGCGGCCGTGGTGGTCACATCGGTGGCGCCGGACTGCATGCGCTGCAGGATCAGTTCCTGGAACTTGAACGCATCGGCGCCGTCGGCGATGGCCTTGGCCATGTCGGCAGGCTTGATGAAGGCCGAGTAGGCCTCGGCCAGGCGGCCGATGGTGGCGACGTTGTCGCGGTAGGTCTGGTCGCCGGTCTTTTCGGTGGTGGGGGTGGTCATCATGGGCTCCGGGGTTTTCGGGGTAGCGGGAGTGCGGCCTGTGGGCGCCGGGGCGCTGCGGCCAATGCCGACGGTCATGTCGGCAGGGATGGCGACCAGGCTGCACTCAAGCGGCATCCAGTCGGTGACGCGGTAGGTCTTGACATCGCCCTCTTGCTTCACAAGCTCAAGTTCGCGGATCTCGTACCCGACGCTGACGTTGACGCGCACGGCGTCCATGGCGTCCTGCATTTCCTGTTCGGCGTCGTCGCTCTTACCAAAGCGCACGACAGCGCGGCCTTTCCGGCCCCGGTCGATCCAGGCGCGTGTGATGACGCCAATCTGCTCACACGCATCGTGGTCGCTCAGGAACGGAGCCCGCCCTGAAGCCATCCACGACATGTCCACTTCGCTGGCCGCGTGGCCCAGCACTTCGATGCCCCACCAGCGTTCATAGGGCGCTTCGCTGCTGAAGCTGAGTTCGCATTCGCGGGTCTCGGGGTCGACGCTGCCGGCGCGCAGGCCGATGCTGACGAAGTCGACCAGCGGCGGCAGCGCATCGGTACGCGAGCCGGCTGCAGCCTCGCTGCCCGCAGGCGCTGCACCCGGTGCGCGGCCGACGACATCGGCCACGCGCAGGCGCTGGCCCACGGTCATGCCGGCCAGGGCGGCGGCCAGTTCGGCGCGGCCGGCCGCATCGGCGCGCGACCAGTGGCGTTGGGCGTTGAGAAGGTGGCTCATGCGGCGGCTTTCGGCGCAGGCGCTGCAGCATTAGGTGCAGGCGTCTGCAAGGCGTAGGGGTCGGGCAGGCCGAGTTCGAGGCAGCGGGCGCGGAAGCGCTGCTTGTCGAGCAGCACGTCATCGAGATCGATGCCTTGCTCGTCGGTGACCTGGCGCTCGCTGCGCAGGTTGCTGGCGATGGCCAGGGCGCTGGCCTTGATATCGGCCTCGGGGTCGACCCAGGCCCAGCCACGCGGCTGGAAGCTGGCGGCCTGGGCGAACTTGTCGAAGCGCTCGGCCGGCAGCGGCTTGCCGCTGGGCAGGGTGATGCTGCGGGTGAGCAGGGCCATGCGCAGCCATTCGAGAAAGACCGGGCGCACGAAGGCGTCGATGAACCAGGCCTGCAGGCCGCGCCAGTGCTCACGCTCGGCCAGTTCGGCGATGCGGGCGGAGCTGTAGTTCACGCCGGTCATGTCGCCGGTGAGGTTGTGGTGCGCCACGTTCAGGCCGGCGGCGATGCCGCGCAGGCAGGTGGTGACGAACTGGCCGAAGTTCTGGTGCGGGTAGTCGGGGTTGAAGCTCTCGAACGAGACGCCGGGCGGCAGGGCTTCGAGCATGCCGGCCTCGACGTCCTGCACGAGCTGGCCGGTGGCGTCTTCGTACTCATCGAACGTGGGGGACTCGCCGCCGGGCGCGTCCTTGTCGGTGAGGTAGAAGCCCATCTTGGACGCGCCGATCTTGGCGGCAACGACGGCATAGCCTTCATAGCTGTCGAGCACGTTGGCGCGGCGCAGGATGGCGGCCGTCCAGGGGTAGCCGCGCACCTGCTCAGGCCGCTCGCCCACGAATTCGTGGAACACATCGGCGATGTCGACCCGCTCGGCCATGGGCTTGGGGGCCAGGCCGATGGCGGCGTCGCCCGGGTGGGCGCTGTAGAGGTGCACGGCCTGCTTGCGGCCGAGCAGGTCGATCTCGACGCCCAGGCGCACGTGGTTGCCGGCGTTGACCGCGCCGAGCGCGCCGTTGCCGGTGTAGATGCGGTCGACGTCGAGCACCTGCAGGGCGTAGCCGTAGGGCAGGCTGGTGTTGCGGATGCGGCGCACCAGGAACTCGCCATCGCGGGCCGCGCCGGCCACCAGGGTGCGGCACAGCGCAGCGAAGCTGTACTGGCCGGTGATGTCGCAGCGGCCGCGCTCGCACCAGCGCATCCAGTGGTCTTCGATGGCCTGGTTGGCGATGGTGTCGAGCGAGGCATTGGCGTCGCTGAGGGTGGCGCGCACCTGCAGGCGGGGCGGCTTGCTGCCGATGATGTTGTCTTTCACCAGCTGGCCGTAGCGCCGGCCGATGTCGGTGTTGACGAAGAAGTCGCGGCTGCGGGCGCGCAGTGTGGGCAGCGCGCGTTCCAGGTCGGCGTTGATACCGGTGTTGATGCTGGTCCAGCCGGCGGCGAAGCGGTCGGTATCGGCCGCGGTGAAGGCGCGGTCGCCGCTGACGACCTTGAAGGCCGGCTCGGGCAGCGCTGCGGCCATGGGCCTGGCCGGGCTGCGGCGCGGGCCCATGCGCCCGGCATGGCCACGCATGGCAGCCATGGCCTGGTGCAAGGCCTGCTGTTCGGCCGCGACGGCGCGCTGGCGTTCGCGCTCGGCCTTCCAGTGGGTGAGGATCGAGCTGCCGGCGACCAGGGGCTGGCCGTCGCGCTGCAGTTGGCTGGCGCGCTGCATCAGCGGATCCTCACGGCGATGAGGCGGCTGCTGCCGGTCTTGTCGGCGATGCCGGCGGCGCGGCGTTCCTGGCCCACCTGGGTGAGCAGCAGGCTGCGCAGCTTGACCAGTTCGGGGATGCTGTAGGAGCGCACCTCGCGGTCGTTGATGCGGTAGAGCATGACGGCGTTGGTGGCCTTGCCCTTGAGCATGGCGTTGACAGCGTCCAGGGCGGCTTCGGCCTCGCTGCGCGTATCGGTGCCGGCAGCGAGCGTGCGCGGATCCGGGGCGATGGTGATCTGGCCGCTTTCGAGGGTGTAGACCTCGCCAGCCTTCTCGACCCAGCTGGACCAGCCGTATTGACCTGCAGCCCAGGCAGCCGTGGTGGTGGATGTGGCCTGGGTTCGGTGGTCATCGCCTTCGGCAGTACTGCTGAGCGTGACGGCTGTACCCGCTGTGCGCGGTACCAGGCGGAACTTCAGTACCCAGCCCGATGACGCGGGGTAGTCCGCCACCGTGGTGAGGAAGTTGAGGGTGTCGCCTGCGACGAGCCGGGTTTGCATGGGGGCCGACTGTGGTCGGCACACACCGGACATTTCTAGGGGAAAAATGTCCTATGCAAACGGGCCGCCGATGCGCCGCAGTGGCGCCGATGTAACAGCCTGACCCAGGCGGCCCGCCGGGCCGGCCGGTAGCGGTTGGCCGACGCGCTCTTCGATGGCCGCCTGGTCGGACTGGCCCAGCTGCGCTGGCAGCGCTGCTTGCACCGACTGGCCGATGCGCGACTGCCCTGCAGCGGTGAAGGCACCTTCGACCACGATGCCGCCGGTGGCTACCGACAACACTGCGTTGATCGATGCAGACGCCTGGCCGGCGATGTCGACATGCCCGGCAGCCGCTTGCGTGACCGCCCCGAGCGGCGCAGAGGCTGCCCCCTGAACCTTGACGGTTGCCGCGGCTGCAGAGGTGACGGCTGCCAGCGTGACACTGCTTTGGCCGATGACAGGCGGTGTGCCGACGACCCCGGTGGCCACCTGCTGCACGGCGCCCAGCGTGGTGCCGGCGCCAGCGCCGACGATGGCCACTGTGCCGGCTGCGGCCTGCGTGATGGCCGTGACAGTCGCTGCAGCCGGCAC